AATCCTCAGTTCGGAGGAGGCGGCAGGTGGGACAAAAAAGACGCGGTGGCTGCTGACTCTATCAGGGTAATTTTGCAGAAGCTTGAGGATATAGGCATTATAGGAAAGGGCAGAGTAGGCGGAGCGGAGTTCCACCCAGAGGAAAATGTCTGGATGCCTCCGAATCCTGAAGATTTGGCTGGGATGAGGAACGTATCCCATAGAAACCTTGATGAGATAGGGAAGAGGATCATGTCCGATGAGATTGATTGGGATCCGGCATTACATGATTATCATATTGACCAAAAGGAGCTTTCTGCTCACTTGGGCAACGCCAAGAGCCGCAGGATTCTCAGGACCATGATAAGAGAGTGGACGCACCCTGCTTACTCAGACTTCGCTGAAAGGGCTGGGGTTGTTGGGGGATTCTCAGCTAATTATAGAAAAAACCCGCGGATTGGAGAAAAAGGTACGAAAGATTTATCTGAGGCAGCGTACCAAGCCCGCGTCGCAGCTGAGTCAAGTTTTGAGAACAGTCCTGTTGCGCAGAGACTAAGGGAGACCCTCCTTAGGATAGACAAATTCATTGGTGACATTGAGAAAAACAACATTCATTTCATTGATACCGTTCACTACAATGATAGAGCCAGAAATATTGACGCCCCCCTTAGCCCACAAGCTTTGGCAGAAGAATTAAGGCTACCGCCGAGCGGACCACAATCAGGTTACGACCAAGGGCTTTTGCGTTCAGCGGGTCAGACTCCGGGGAAACCACTTGAAATAGGCGGAAGAATAGGCGGTCGTACGCCTGTCAGCGAGAGATGGGCTAACGAATTTTATAGCCATGCCGTGGCAAACGATGAATCATTGGGAGGCATTATCAACAGCACTCCCGGAGAAAATGCGAGAAAACAGGTAATCGTACCGCCTAATGATTCCAAAAACATACTGGATCTAAAGCCCGTGGGATTCGGACTTCCAAGATCCCACAGGACTATGAGAAGCATAGTGGAGGGGCTGATGGGATATGTTCCGTTTACGGAATCGTGGGATGGGAGGAAGCTGCGGAAGCAGTTCGCTCCGCTGCGGCTATACGGGGATATCGGGGATGTTAATGATTACGAAATGATGGAGCAGTTTCTCCCTGAGGTTACTGACTTCATTACGAGGATGCTGAAGAGATCTCCCCACGTGGCTAACGCAATCGCTTCAAAAATGGAATCGGAGATGTACCAAGCTTTCGGGAACGTGAGCTTCGGCGGCAGGGGGGAGGGAAGCCTCTTAACTTCTGATTTCCGTATACCGCACCTTGCGAATGTTCCGGGAGGAACAAAGGGTGCCCCTACCATACAGGACGTTGCGGCAAGGCTCCCCGAATACGTAAAGTCAGGACGGATGACCAGCGAGCAGGAGATGTTCTTTGAGACGCTCAGGAAGGCGCTTGAACCGTACGAGGAACTTATGGTCACGTCCCCCTATATAAAAATGGAAAGGGGAGGCATCAGGGGCGATATCGTTCCCGGCGGATTTTACATACCCCGCGGGTCGGGGCAAAGGATTGCAGCAGACCGAGACGTCTTTGACATGGGGAACTATACGGGACAGTTCGGATCTGGTACGAAGATAAGCGCTCTGAAACATGCGGAATGGGACTCCATGTCGGACGCCCTTGACGACTTGGCAATTAAAAAGGCTGGGGGCGAACCAAGGGTTTTTGACGGGTACCAGTCCCCTGCTGAAGCCATACACCAGTATATTGTCGGTGTGAGGAAGCTCGGTTATCAGGACTATATGTCGAGGATCATACTGGACATAAGGACGTCAGATAACAACATGCCCCTGTGGTTTTCAAAACGGAGACTGGTTTCGGAACACCATAAGGAGGTATCGCGGTACGTGGAGGAAGCGATGGACATGCTGAGGAACGTAGAGGGGAGGGTAAGGGGTCAGGACGCAGAGCTGACGCGCGCTGCAAATCAGATCGCCATTTATCTTAACGACCCCCAAGCCACGGACATGTCAAGGGTTATAAGCGCGACGAACAAGATATTGAAGCATGGAAAGGTGGACCGTGACGTAAAGAGCAGGATAAGGGAGGTAAACAGGGCGCTGGACAGTTCGTTTACGAAGAGGTTCGGCAGGATCAAGCCTGCTTACCGCGGCGAACGGGTAGCCGGAATGACGATACGTGATTTTTATATAGACGCAGTTGGAAACGCAGAAAACATCGCAAGCAGTCGGGGACTCAGGCAGATGGATCGTTTTTACGGGCTGCAGCTGGGAGACAGGTACTATCCCGAAGTTCTCAGGGTCGCGCTCAGGTCTGCGTTCCCTGAACCCCAAGTGGTGCGGTCTCTCAGGGAGATAATCAGGACGCAGGGATATGTTAGGGCAACCAAGGAGGCTCTCCTAACTAAGGAGAGATGGGGTAGGTACCTTATGGCGGAAAACAAGTTCTACTCACAGATAGGTACTACGTTTGACAACTCGATGCCGATGATACAGGGGCTCCCTGCTCTGTTCGGAGACATCTTCAGGGCTGGTTTCGGGACACGGGCAGCCATGCAGCTAATGAAGATTACAGCGGGACGGATGACTGCGGCTGAAATGATGAGGCATTACCCATCGGCGGCTATGATAAAAACCAACTTGCAGGTATGGAACCCATTACAGTTCCCTGAGCACGCGAGGCTGCTGCTCGGGAGGACTATAGCCATGTTTGACGAGATGGCTGTAGCAGGGGGAAGAATGACAGCTGAGGACTGGGCGATACACGGGCTCCGCATAGTGGGACATAGGCATGAATACAGCGTGCAGATAATGGAAAGACTCCCCCTTGTAGCTCGGGTAAATCAGGCTTTCGGATATACGGGGGACGCCACGAGGTTGAAATGGGCAGATCAGGAACTTGAAATAATGCTAAGGAAAAGCGGCAAAACCCTGCAGGAACTTAAAGACGACGGAAGCGTGGATAAGATTTCAAAATCAGTAAGCAGGTCGTTGGGATTTAGTGAGACGGGGGAATATAGTCTTCCTAGCATAATGCTGTTCGCTCCCCAGTTCGCAAAGTCACGGGTTGAAAACATAATGAATATGTTTTGGGGAATAAGACCCGGTGCTCCGATTGACCAGAGGATGACAGCCAAGCACATGTGGCAGTTCGTGGGAGGGGTGGTAGGCGTCACGCTTATGATTAACCACCTCCTTGGAAACGACACGGACATAGCTCCTGTCAGGGAATCTCCCCATTACAGGAAAACCCGTACATCCAAGTTAACCGGCAAAATCCCCGGCGCAGCCGAATACGGATGGGAGCACAATCCTAATTTTTTGACGATACGGTGGGAGGGCAAGGACTACAGCCTTTTAGGAGCGCATGATTCCATGCTGAGGATAATGATAGGGGCGGCACAGGGGGATATTGGAGTCTTCAATACGCTGCTTGCAGGAGTCCCAAGGATATCCATAGACTTCTTTAACCAGTCGAATATTTTTGGAGAATCCATATCAAGCATGGAGAAGAAAATTGCCGTGGGGGAAAAGGAGTACTTCAGGATGGCAGGTATCCAAGCATATATAGCCGATACCCACGCTCCTTGGGCTCTTGACGAGGCAAGCAAGATGTTCTCATCCATGGCTGAAGAGGTGATAAACAAGGATTGGCGCGCAGCTGCCGTTGACTTAGCTCAGGCGGGATCGGAACTGATAAGCATGAAGATGAACGACGTTTCAATTACGGATTACCGTGAACAGCTCACAGAGGACGAATATGACGCGGGCAGGGTTTCATCAAGGACGTATAATGCCCTTGAGCCGTGGGAGAGGCGGGAGATGACGTCCAAAACAAAGGAAATATACCCTGAGGCGTTTGAAGACATGCCCGAAAAGGTGGACGAAGCCAGCAGGCATATGGCAAACGTAGCGGCGCTTGGGGAAAAATTTAAGGCAAGCGAAGATGCAGTATTCAAGGCGTGGAGGGGAAAGCGTTCGATACTTGACGGTGTTTACGGGGGCATGCGGCTGGACGACAACAATGCCCGGTCAATGTGGTGGGACGCGTACAACACGTTCCAAAAGGAAAAATCAGGCATGAGGTCAGCATATGATTTCACGTTTAACGAGGAAATACAGGGGATGGGCAGCGAAAAGCAAAAGGAAGCGCTGTCTAGGACATACGACCTGTTGGAGAGGGATGACATTTCGCTGAAATCAAGCGGGGAAGACGAGACATATTTATTTAATACAAACAAGTACCTAAAGGAATTTACCGACATAATCAAGAGCCTCGACAAAAATACCGCAGACTACGTGTGGAGAAACAAATCCATAAAGTCTAATTTTCCTGACGAATGGCGTGAGCTGTTCAGGGAACGGGATTCTATGAAAAACGTAACCCTGTATGAAAACGGCAGGAGGGTAAGGTACCGTGTATTTTCGACTTACGGCGTGCAGAAGGAAATAGAAAGGGCTCAGGCAGAATTCAAGAGGTCGATAGGAACACCCGAACCTGTCAAGGTATATGACTCAGGCATAATACACACTGAAAAAATCGTTCCAGCCATAAAGGAACTTGTCGAAAAAGTAAAGTAGTATTATTATTATAGAAACAAACTTCAGGAGCACATGTGTGTACGCGTGCACTTTTGAACATAGAGGATACTGGTAAATGGTTACAGAAGAAACACCTTTTCAGCCCGAGGGGGATGCAACTTCCGACATACAGGTAGCACCGCAGGATAGATCGGCAGGGGCTTTGCAGCCCGAGCTCGACATTCCCGCAACAGCACCTGACATCGGGAGCGGCGGACAAACACAGGCTGGCGGAGCGGTTGCCGATGGAACAGTTACTGACCAACGGACGTATTCGGAAGACGAATGGCGAAAATTCCAGTCTTCGACCGACAAGAAAATTGCCGATCTGGAGACACAGAACAAGACGCTGCAGGATCAATCAAGCAGGGTTCAGGCTGATTATGACAATACAGCTTTAGACCAGCAGGTTGGTGTATTGCAGCAAAATTTAGCCCAGCAATATATACAGCAGCAGGGAATGGACGAACAGGTTGCCGCGCAAATGGCACAAAGGGACGCCCAAAGCCTTAAAGCTCAATATCTTGGGGCAAAGGAAAACGAACGTCAGCGGGAGATGATAAACCAGCAGCAGACACAACTTGGGAACCAAGTGAAGATGGCAAGGGCTTATGAACTTTCCGTCACGCACAAGGTTCCAATGGAAGGTCTGATGACGTTTGACAAGCCTGAACAGATGGAAGCACACGCCAAGATGATTTCGGAAAACAACCGTTTAAAAGGTCAGGTGCAGGGCAATACGCCCGCGCAGAATTATAGTGCCGGTACACCTCAACCAGACGTTGCCCCGACAGACGCCGAGGCAATAATAGACCGCTACAACACGGGCGATTCAGGTATAACTACCGACATGGCTCGGGAAGCGGCTAAAAAACTAGGTTACGAACTATAAAGGAATAAACCAAGATGGCAAGTACACAAACTTCGACCACTGGTAATCTTCAAAGTATGTCGCGTATCATGCTTTCAAAAGCACGGTACACTGAAGAACACAACATGCCCGTAGTGCAGCTTATAGATAAGTTCTCGCTACCAAAGGGGCATTATCAACTTGACATACCGAAGGTTGCACAGATGAACGCCGGCGATCTTGTTGACGGTCAGGATTTGATTGACTCGGAAGAAATAACTCCGACAATCGTTTCTGCGACTGCGGCAGAAGTTGGCATAAAAGTTGTAATAACCGACAGGTTACTACGACAAAACAATGAAAGCGTATTCTCTATCATAGGTCGCCAGATGGGTGACGCTATGGCTAGGAAAAAGGACACGGATGCAATAGCACTTTTCTCAGGATTTACAGATACCTATGGAGGCGACAAAGTAATAACATTTGCATTGGCTACAGGGTTAATTGCAAATGCTAAGGAAAACAAATATGGTAATCCATTATTTGCAGTTCATCATCCAAACGTAATTTGGAAACTTGCTGCAGATGTGGGTAATATTGTTACTAGTTACCCTCTCCCTGACGTATTCAATAAGCCAGCTGTAAAAGATTACTATTCTGGAGTAAAAATAGCCGGAGTACCTTTCTTTGAAGACGGTAACATTGCGGCGGTTTCAGGGCAGACGTACGGGTATGGCGTAATAGCACACTCAAGTGCTATGGGCTACCTCGTGGCATCAGCCAAGACAGAGCGTAGGCAACGAGATGAATCACTTCGGGCAACTGAAGTTATTATCGTCGAGGAATACGGTATGTTTGAAGCCGATGACGACAGGGCGGGAACTCTGCAATATACTCAGAGCTCTATAAGCACATAAGATAGGATAAGTGATACATGGTCAATAGTTTTAATCCTGAAAAAGTTTCTGAAGCCCTGAAGCCTCTCGTTCAATCGCAGGGGTACACGGTTTCGGAGATTGATTTCAAGAACCATCCAAGAGGAAGCCTATGGCGTGAAGACGATGGTGGAAACTGGATAGAACTTGTGAATTTACCTCTTGACCCATATCATTTGCAGAAATATTTAGCGAGGGGATTTAAGATTGACCCGCCTAAAACTCTTCCGAGTTCGGACAGGTTGCCTTACCTCTCGCTAGACACTAACACGCAGTTGTCATTTGGCGACGCAGAAAACCTTGAGGGCAATGTAACGATTGACCGAGTTGCTCCCAAGGATAAAAATATCGGTCGGTCGCAGGGGGCAAACCCTGTAAGCAAATAACCTTTAAGGAGGTTTATTATGGCATTTCCAAATGCTATATCCGGCTCATACGGATATGAAAAAGTTGAATCAAGCTCACAAAAACACGCACTTGGAACCAAGATGGTGTTCGTTGACGGGCGAGAATATAGCTACACAGAAAACGGTGGTAGTGCGATAGCAGAGGGTCTGCTTGTCTCAGCCGAGGCACCAGCAGGTAACCATGATGAAGACCTTGCGGTTGCGACAACAGCAGCAGGAGCGTCTTCTGTAACGGTTACGTTAGGTAATACAGCAGCAGCAAAGGATTTGTATAAGGATGGATACTTGTTCCTGAACGTAATAACTGCGACATCTACTGTCCATGAGTTTTACAAGATTAAATCTCACCCGCAGGCTGACGGTAATGCTACCCTTAAGCTCACCCTGCATGATAATGATAAATTACACACAGCAATTACCAACGGTACAGACGTAGCTGGGTTGCTAAAAAGTCCATATAAGGACGTCGTTGTTGCTCCTGCGGCAGTTGCAGGTAGGCATGTTGGTGTGACAGTCAATAACTTCACCGCTGATTACTTCGGGTGGCTTCAAACGGCAGGTCTTGCCATTGGTTGTATAGACGGTGGCGGTAGCGCTATAGCGTTCGGTGTTGGATTATCAGCAAGCTCAAACCATGCAGGACAACTGATGGCTGTCGCCGCCGACCCTACGGTTACGGTTGCGAGAGTCCATGGTGTTGCATCTGCTACTGATAATGAGTTCCACACTATATGGTTGCAAAACTTAAATTAAGTGGATAAGAAGAAACAAACAAAGTGGCTCGCACCAAACGTCAGTAAAGGCGGTATTAGAGAATTTGCTAAAACTTCTGAAGAAACTTTTGAAGTCGGGGAAAGGAAGCAACCGGTTTATATTCCGGGGGCTTCCACCCTCGACGGTGGACAACTGGATGAAATACTCCACGACCAGACGGAAAAGGCAGACGCTGAGGCAAAGGCAACCGCTGTCCATACTCCCTCAAAACGGGAGGACAGGGATGAACTTGCTGAACGCACACGCTCATATAAGGACTGGCAATCAGAAGTAGCAAAGAGGGGAACTAAGAGGAAATACTACGGCGGTTTTGGATAGAGCCTTGTAAAGGTTTTATATATGGCAGTTGTTCAATCAAGAACGCGGGAAGAGATCCGTCGCACCATAGCGTCGAATTTAGACCAGTTACCAACCGGTACGGCTAACGGAAGCGGTAGCACTACCACGCTACTGGACACCACGTTACTCGGCGGTGATGACCAGTACAACGGGTGGTGGATTGTATTCACATCCGGTACCAATGACGGTACTATCAAAAGGATTAGTGATTATACTGCTTCATCCGGTACGATTACATGGATAGGAGTGGTTGGCGCGTCTACTTCCTCAAGTGATACATATGAATTGTGGGAACCGCATTTTCCTCCCGAAAGAATACATGAGATAATAAATGATGCAATTATTCAGCGTACCGCACGGGGTCTTGTGCCCGATGACACTGATATTACGGGAGATGTTCCGGTCGGATACAGGGGACAATCCGAATACACCTTACCCACTGATATGGTGGGCGTATCTAGGGTAATGTACCGTACTGGCGCAGACCAGAAACAGTTAGACGATTTAAATACATCTGATTATGTAGCAAAAGACAGCGATGTAACGATAAGTACTACATCAGAGATGACTAGGTTTACCAGTAATTCTATAAAGTTAGTAGTCGCTGGAACTGTAAGTAGTTCAGATATATTATTTACAAGAACTATTACATCTACAGATATTTCTAGGTTTACACACGTAGAGTTTTGGATATGGGTAGAGGCTGCGGTAGCCGCATCAGACCTAAAATTACATTTGAGAAATTCTGCCGGTGGATCTAATATAGATAGTATAAACTTACCTGCGCTATCTGCTAGAACATGGACATATTGCAGATTGGCATTAGTAAACCCTGAAGATGATACTGCAATCGCGGGAATAGCACTAGAGTATGACGCTAATGCAAAAGCCAATACCATTCTTATGAACAAGCTGATTGCAGACGTCGAAGACTACAGCAGGTGGGAATCGCTCAATCAGGATTCATGGTATTTGCGCAGGGAAGAACGCCAGCTCATCCTATATGAAGACGCTGTGGGCGTGGTAAACGGGAAGCTCCTCAGGTTCGAGGGGTACAAGAAGCCGTCACTCCTGTCAGCTGATTCGTCCACGTGTGAGATAAACGCTGACCTTATATCGTCGCGGGCAACCGCAAGGGCACTCATGTCGCTCTCAAGGGGGAACGTAACTGACCCTGACGACAGGAGGCAGAACGCCTCATGGTGGGAAGCAATGGCTGCAAGGGGCGAAATGCAACAACCCATCCTTAGGGCTGGCACGAGGCTCGTAGACTGATGGTAGCAGTTGTTGACAGTAACGAAATATTACTAAACGGGGTTTATTATAAAACTATCGGACCGCCAAGGCGTGCGTTGGTGTCCATACATGCCCCCAGATTCACCATAGGGGACACGCAGAGAGGTGCAGACCCCCGTGCATCCATCCTGACACAGAATGACTTTAGAGGGGGAATCGGGTGGAACAGGGGACTTGACTCAGGATCCATTGACAGGAGCTGGTTTTCAGACTGCCAGATTAGGTTCAAGGGTCATGTCGTCCTTGGAAGATTACCTGTCGCTACTACGATGACTGAAGTAACGAGCGGTGACGGAGTTGCAGGGGCTGTCAATACCATTACCGTATTCAATAATCTAACTTACGTGGTCTTCAATACTACTATCAGATATTACAATGATGCAGCTGACAACTGGAGTTCCGAGGGAGGCACATTGGATGGTGCACCTACGGACAGCATCGTGTTCAGGGATTCAAACGGCACGTATCTTTTATGGGCGCTGGACGATCAGGGATATGGATACATAACCGAAGCTTCCAGTACGCTGGTGCCAAAAGCAGATTCGACTGCGGCTAACAAGGTTAAGTTTTTTACTATTTTCCACGGGCAACTATGGGGAATAGACGATGTAAACGGGGGAACGCTAAAGAACTGGGCGACAGGACCAACCAATGCTGCGACGGAAAAAGCAAAGTTGCCTTTGCCTGACGGATACGTACAGGGGCTGATGGTTTACAGGGACGCGTCGGGAAACCCGGCAATCTATGCGGCTACCAAGGTGGGGCTGTTCGCTTATGATGATACTAACAACCGTTGGGAAATGACGGAACTGCAACTGCCGTTCCATAGTGATGCAGGAAACGGCGCACTCGTGTGGAGGGATGCCATATATTTCCCTGCAGGCAACGCAATATATAAATATCAGACAGGCGCAAACAATGCTGTCCTTAGCCTTGTGGGATTTGATAAAGATCACGGGCTGCCGAGTAAATACTCCGGTGTTATCCAGCAATTACAGGGTACGCACAACGACATACTGGCAATAACTGATGCCGCAGCAGACGAAGAACCGGAATACACAACGTTTGTAACTGGCAGGCAGGAATCAGGCTGGGGTGGCGGTTCTCCTGTAACAAGTGGCGCGGGTCAGTCAACCCTGCTTGGGTACAATGACCTTTCGTGGGAAGTGAAGTGGACTGCGGGGGATAGTCAGGGTACTGGAGCTATAGCTGTAGGCACAGCCTATTCGGATTATCGTGTATGGTGGGGAGTTGGGGACAACATTTATTATATGAAGCTCGCAACGGACATCATCAACCCGGCTCAAGTTACGTCTTTTGAATATGCTTCTTCGGGAAGCCTTGAGACGCCATGGTTTGACGGAGGGGATATAACAGGTGACAAGCTGGCTCTATTGTTCAGAGTTGTAACGAGCGATTGCACTTCCAACCAGACCGTTCAGGTGCAGTACGCGACAGATTTTACAGAGTCATATACCACGATGGGTACGATAACCAGCAACGGGACTACCACATATGCGTTCGGGTCGAGCGCGGGCACGGCGTTTAACTCAATAAAATTTAAGTTCACGCTCAGTACCAGCAGCTCGACGGCAAGCCCTGACATAAACCTGATGGAACTCAGGTGGAGGGAAAAACTTCCCATCAAGTACGGCTGGACGGTGAACATAAACGCTCAGGAAACATACAAGGGGAAGACACCGAAGCAGTTATTTGACGCGGTAAACACGGCAATCGAATCGAACACGCTAATCTCTTTCACGTACAGGAACAACGACTCCGCGCGCACGTATTACGTGGACGCAGTAGCTGCGACGGGAATTGATTTTACAGGGCTCGATGAAAGAAATCAGTTACAATTACAATTGGTGGAACAGTAAATGACTACGCAGCAAATAGAAAGATCACAATTACCAGCATGGTGGACAGGATCCGTGCCTGAGTACATATGCTTTACTACCCTGATAAGGCTTGGGAAAAAGCCGGGTATGCACTTTACGTTTCAGAACCAGATGGTAGGGGGCAGGCTCGAAAAGGGCGGTCGGGTGATTGACTTTCTTTTTACAGACCCCCCGGACCTTGCGATAAACGTGCAGGGGATGTTTTATCATTACGAAAAAGGAGCTGCCGTAAGGCAGTCCAACATATTGACAAGAGAGTTTCTCGCAACGCAGGGGGTAAAGCTCATCTTTATAGACGAAGATGATCTCATGGAAGACCCTGAGCCCTTTGTGCGCGACGCTTTACGATACATAGACAGGTCTAGGCTAGGAGGCAGAGGCTAATGCCCAATACATTTAAACTTGCAGGACACGTGTTCGACAACACGGGAGCGGGGACAGTCGGGGCTACTGTTACATCCCATGCGGCGGGATCTCTTACAGACGCGGCTGTTGTTGCTACTGATACAACACATGGTGAGGGCGATTCTTCAACTACCACAGCTGGATACTGGGAGCTTTCGACAAATGCTACAGGTTACGACGTACAGATAGCCGATGGCACTAACCGAAGATGGTTGAGGTCACAGGACAGGATGATAGTGAGTGAAATAGCAATCGTAGAGGCTACGAATGGGGCAGTTGGAAACCTTTATTTAGCTGCGGGTAGAGCAGATGCGGCGGGTGACTCATGGCGTACCCAAGTAAAAGATCAAGCAACTGCGATTACGTATGCAATAGGTAACGACAAAGCATCTCAAGGATCATATGTAGACCTTCTTACTATTACCGGTCATGCTACAGCTACGAGTTCTGTAGCTGCGTTTGCGGGAAGCCTCAAGGTAGGTAGTAATGTTATTCAGGCATCAGATGGCGGTGCAACCATTACTCTAGATACGTCTGACAACGTGACCATATTGGGAGACCTGACAGTAACTGGTGGAGATTTAACCTTAGGTTCAGTAAATTATTTAACGGACTCCGGCGGTACGGGAACACTAAAATCTATAGATGCCATAGACTCTACCACTGAAGCTACCATAGAGGGTGCGATAGATACGCTGGCAAACCTAACGTCTCTAGGTGCGGCAGGGGCTGCCACTAACATAGTTGCGGGTGACGTAACGATGTATAACGCTGTTAACGATGGCAACCCTACCATTAGCGTAGGGTCTAGCTCTGCTGAACGACTTTTGATAACAACTAGCTACGTTTCCGGCGGACAGTTGCTGGATTATGTGAAGTTTTCCACGGTCGAAGCATCCAGTACGGCTAACAGGGGTAAGTATATTTTCGACGTAGACGGTACAGATATGGTTACGATAGATGATGGTGGTATTGATATAGCATCGGGCAAAACATTTGCAATCAATGGCTCAGATATTGTAATTACAGACACTACATACAGTGCAGGTACACTTCTTGACCTCTCTGGAACTACTTTTAATGTTGACTTATCTGAATCTAGTGCAGCTACTATTGCAAACGGAGACTACATTCTTTTCTTGGACGGTGGTACTAGTAGTGCTGCTGCAAAAGGTGATGTTCACGATATAGCTAACCTATTTGCAGGGACGGGCTTAACGGCTTCAAGTTCTGTTATAGGGGTAGATACTTCACAGGCAATAACTGCTTTAACTGGCGGTGATTTAACTATATATGAAGATGCTAACAATGCAGACGTTTCCTTGAAAATGGGTACTTCGGCAACGGAATCCCTAACTATACAAGTACTCAATGGCGGTAGTAATAAGACTGCTGAAGAAGTTCATTTCTCCACAGCTACAGCATCAGGTACAGCAGACCATGGGAAGATGGTATTTGATGTAGACGGAACTGATATCGTAACAATAGATGATGGCGGTTTAAATGTAGGAACTGGAAGCCTAGAAACTGCAACTATTGATTACACAGATGGTGATTTATCCATGACTATAGCTGATGGTGGTGGAGTTACGTTTGCCCAAAATGCTATTTTTAGTGGAACTATAGACATAGGTCACGCAACAGATACCACGCTGAGTGGTAGTGGCGGTGAACTATCTGTACAGGATGTTAAAGTAAAGAAGGTAGGTACAGAAAACATGTGGGTTCCAGCAACTGCTATGACTCCAAGAGATAACGCAGGATGTTCAGCTCTTACTACAGTAGCGGCAGGAACAAACGGAAGACCAGACTTCCATGTACTAGATTTTGATACCTCTTCTGATGAACACGCACAATTTAATATAGCCATGCCAAAGTCATGGGATGGTGGAAATATTTATTTCTATGCCTATTGGATAGGTATTGCGGCTACGACTTCTGTCTCTTGGGCGTTACAGGTCTTATCCCTAAATGATAACGAAGAGTTTAATCAGGCATATGGAACAGCAGTTGTAGTTTCAGATGCCTCTCAAGGAGATGTAACGGAACTACTGGTCAGTGCAAAGAGTGGAGCAATAGCGTGTAGCGGTGCAGACAATGATCTACTTTGCTTTCAGGTCTTTAGAGATGTATCTGCTGATGACATGAATGGTGACGCAAGGTTGTTTGGGTTACTGCTTGAATACACAACTAGTGCTTCAACGGACGCATAAGATGGCACGATTTGGATATCAGGTAGCAGGCTTTGGTGCGTATGCCTCACGTGTGCCACCCGAATCTTTTATAACTCTTGGTACATCAGGTGGTAGTGAAGCTACAGATGGTGACTTCAAAGTACGTACTTTTACATCTAATGGAGATTTTGTTATTTCAGCATTAGGTTCTAGCGATACGAATAATCAAATAGATGTTCTTGTGGTAGCAGGTGGTGGAGGTGGTGGAGGTTGTACTACAGCAGATCGTGGTGGTGGCGGAGGAGGAGCTGGAGGTCTTGTGTATTTGGAAGATTTGTTGTTGGAAGATACTGGAACCCTTACAGCTACAATAGGTGGTGGTGGAGGTCCGGGAGCTGCAGGAACTACTGGAGCTGGATCATATGCAGGATCAAATGGAACTAATACTACTCTTGCATCAACTGCTGGATTTGGAACTACTGCATTTGCAACGATTACAGGAACTGGCGGTGGTGGTGGAGGAGGAACACGAGGAGGTTCAAGTAAAAACAACATAGCTAGAGGACTTGACGGAGGTTCTGGTGGTGGTTCAGGAGGTGATAGCTATTATGCTTCAGGTGTAGATGATGAAGCTACTGGTGGTGATCATACTCAGGCACTTAACTATACTCCTACAGGTAAGTCAGCGATGACGAATGTTGGGTTCGGAGCTGATGGTGGTTCTACTTATGATCCGCCTCATAATCCCGGCGGTGGTGGCGGTGCTGGAGGAACTGATACAGGTACAAGCGGAACAGGTGCAAGTGGTACTGCGGGATACTATGATAATGACCAGTCTACTGTAACTATTGGGAGTTGGAGTTCACCTTATTCAGATTTCGTAGAGGGTGGCAGAGGAAAAGAAATTTCAATAACAGGTACTGCCGTAGGGTATTCAGGAGGTGGAGCTGGTGGAGGAAACTCAGCGACTGGTGAGGGAAAGGCAGGGATAGCTAACGCATCCATTGCAGGTGGAGGAGGAGCTGGAGCAATAGCAGGTAGTTCTGCTGGTGAAGATGGAGATGACAACACAGGCGCAGGAGCAGGTGGAGCAGCTAGTGATAGGGCTGGTGGTACAGGTGGTTCAGGTATAGTTATAATAAGATACAAGTTTCAGTAGGTAATCATGGGATATTTTGCAAAGATAGAAAGTGGACTTGTAACAGCTGTAGTGGTTGCTGATTCAGCATCAGACTGCGGTAGCGGTACATGGGTAGAAACGACAATAGATGGTTCAACGAGAAACAAATATGCTGGTATAGGGAATGTTTATGATTCTGTACGTGACGTATTTTATTACCCGCAACCTTTTCCCAGTTACACATTAGACGGTAACTATGATTGGCAACCTCCTGTTAGTGAACCAGCTGATGCGGATACAAAAATATATAATTGGGATGAAGACAATAGACAATGGGTATATGCCCGGGAGGCGTAATGACAAATAACGGAACTGCACCACAGGCAGAAATAAAGATGGAAGACATACAGGCTGTTCTTGCGGAACACCCCCTGTTTGCCGCGCTTGTGGAAAATAAAGCGTTAAAGAGAACGCTACAAGAATCTGTAAAGGAGATTTCAGATGTTAGCAATAGCAAAAATGTTTCTGCCAAGGTGGATTAGAACAATACTGGAAGTATTCGTGGGGATATTCCAAGCCCTTGACGACAGGGATGAAAGGGCACGAGCCATATCCCTATTGCAAAAGATAGGAGACGATGGCAAGATAAGCGTAGGCGAGTGGGCAAAACTTGGAGGATTATTAAAGATACTCAAGCCGCCGCCACCAAAAAATAAACATCGGAGGTAACGATGCCGAAAGTAGGAAAGAAACGATATTCATATACAGCCAAGGGCAGGGCTGCCGCAAAGCGGGAAGCCAAGCGAACTGGTCGTAAGATGACTAGGAAACGGTCCAAATATTAATGTCCAAGATTCGCCCTCAGATATTCGTAGCCCTATTAATACTAGGTACTGTCGCCATAATTGGAATGTTCCAAGGTCTGAATGAGGTAACTGTCGGGTGTGTGGCAGGCATAATTGCTCTCGCCAAGGATGTTCTTCAGAGCGACAGCAACTAAGGTGCGTGATTACTGGCGTTGGACTGCTCTGATAACTTATCTCATAATTTGTGTGTACGACTTTATGGTAGTTCCAATTTACTATGGGGTGGCAAGAATGGGATTAGACGTGGATGCTTATATGTTAAACCTACAGCTAATCGATGACCCTCTGGTACAGATGGAGTATCTAAAGAAGCTGGTAAGTCAGCATGAACCGTTCACGCTTAAGGGTGGAGGATTATTTCATTTGGCTTTCGGTGCGTTACTGACAGGCTCGACTATAGGAAATAGGAGTGGTAAATAATGACCACCGATACTAATATACAGGAGCAGTTGATTGAGGCGAGAGCTAAAATTGCTGAACTTGAACAAAAGACAAAGACTACCTTAACAGGTTCTCAGTTTTTGGTAATCGTATTAATTGGACCGCTTTTCCTTGCTTTTGTTTCCCTTGGGGTTTTGATAGTATGGAAAACTACAAGCAACCCTACAACAGTTGCACCTCATTTGGATATTATATTGGTGGCGTTTTCAATTTTCGCCAACCCAGTGAGCGCAGCTGCAGGAGTTATTACGGGCTTATTAGTAGATTCTGAAAAAGGGAAGAAAAATGAAACGTAAGTTTAAAATATCTATGCCTAGTATGAAAATACCCGGCTTTGCATGGCTAAATTCAGTGAGGTTACCGCTTCCGGGTGGTCTATATCTTGGTGGAGGTAAGCTCCTTTTTGGTGCTTTTGGTACTGTGGGACTTGGGTTCCTAGCAAGTCTGGTGTTACTGGTTCAAACCGGAGATGAAGATATAACCTATCCTCAAGCAGGAGCAATATACACTGTACCTAGCAGGACAGGTGACCCTGTTATAGGGTACGCAAATATGGGAGAAATATCATCAGACAGAAATCAAACCTTACAAGTCAACATACCGGGTGGTGCAAGGATAGCAGACATGGTGTTCTCTAATGTATCTCTTGGTAAAGCAGGACTTACAAATGCTATCGAAGTATCAGGTACATCGGTACAGAAAATAGTCGTAGACGATTTGAAGATAATAAATAGTAGCTTCCCTACCATGACTATTTCAGGATTGACTAGGATGCACACGATAACGATATCAAGTGGGGTAGAGGTTGCAGGTCACACATTTCTAGCAACATTATCCACAACAGATACAGTTGATATAAGTGTAGGTTCAGTGCGTGGGGCAGGTGATTATGTAGCAAAGGATATGATTGTGGACAGGATTTTGATTAAGCTGACAGGTGGTATTGGAGATGTGGTAATTGATAACCTTACATTTGATAACGTCAATGCGAACATTGGTACTGCACTATTTGAGAATATAGATGTTGGTGAGTTCTTCATGCAGAATGTTCAGATTGGTGACGATGCTGACATAAATTCAGCAGACTTCATCATTGAAAATACGGTTAAGTACCGTCACATGCAGGATGGAACTATAGAAAGTCCGATAAAAATCCAGTAAGGGATCAGTCATGTATGACTATATACTTATTGGGGTAGGACTTATCTCCTCCCTTACGTTGCTTTTGAACATCGCCCACAGAATCTGGACGCATAAGAAAATCACGCGGGATATCCATATTCTCACTTTAAATGTTGAGCGCCATATGTTTGATTCGGACAGGCATAAGAGGATGCCCTGTCACTGGTGCGGTAAATATCCGCCTCCCGATTTAAAATAAAACACCCCCACAAGGAGAAGGTTCATGACTACCTCTTAATTACGGGGGTGACACAAGGAGTGTGCAATGAGTAATTATAAACCCCCGACCATTGTGTCCGCAATGCTATCGCCGGGGGCTTGGGGGCTGGTTATGACTAACCAACCGTTTGATTATATCAAAAATCCCTGTACGGCAGCACTCTCCATCTCCAACGCCTGTTCCTCAGTAGCTCCCACCGTTCTTGCGAGCCTGACCTTTGACATCTCCGCGTACTCAGGGTTCAGTTCTATTCCTATGTATGTCCTGTTCAGCTTGCAAGCCACAACGCCTGTAGTTCCTGCACCGGAGAATGGGTCAAGGACAATATCATTTTCCTTAGAACCCGCCTTGATACAGGTGTCTATAAGTTTCTCTGGGAACGTAGCGAAGTGTGCCTCAGGAAATGATTTGGTATTAACAGTCCAAACGTCACGCTTGTTTCTGCCCAAATCATTGGGGCGCAAATCCCTGTTCCTGTATGTATCATGCCCCGTGCCCTCATCCCAAGAAGATACACCGTCGGCTTTTAGTTTCTGCCCGCCCCACCGATTCATTTCTTCCGTGTAAGGTTCGCGTATGGCATCAGCGTCGTAATAGTAGTGGGGTGACTTGCTCAGCAGAAATATATATTCATGTGACTTGGTTGGTCTATCCGTAACAGATTCAGGCATAGGATTAGGTTTATGCCATATGATGTCCGACCTCAAGTACCAGCCGTCTTCTTGTAATGCAAACGCTACACGCCAAGGTATGCCCACGAGGTCTTTTGGTTTCAGCCCTTGAACTTTATTGTTTAATGCTTTCTTCTGTCCGGTTCTGCCCTCTGTATACTTGGGGTCTACCAAATCTCCCTTGTGTCCTGTTCCACTGTAAGTATCACCTAGATTTAACCACACAGTACCGTCTTTCTTCAGCACTCGCCTGATCTCTCTGAATACATCGACCAAACCATCTACATATTCATCTGGGGTATTTTCCATCCCCACCTGACTGTCGATCCGCTTGGCTCCGCATTTGAGACACGTGTCCTTGTACTGCGTGGGAAACAGGTTTTCTGCCATTTCTTCCCTATGGTGATCTGGAGTTTTGTATGTCGAGTTCACAGTCTTATGGGATTTGCGGTCACAGTCATCACTTCCCCCATCCCATGATGCTGTCTGGTAGTCACGCAACCCCCAGTACGGAGGCGACGTGACAACTGTCTGCACTGACTCTGGTTCTATTTTCTTAAGTTCTTTTAGGCAGTCGCCTGCGTATATGTTCCATCGTTCCATTCATTGTCTCCTTGATTCTAAAAACACGGGGGTATTTTTTCCTACCCACGCGCCCGTCACATTGTAGTCAAAGAACTCTTCAGCATCTTCACGCGACATGCCGTCACGGGACATGAGAATCTCTATACATTTGTCCCATGCGTAAATGGCTACAGCGTTATGAAACTGGTGTCCGTACCCTATCAGGGCGTCTTCAAACCCGTCGGCAAGCAGCGCCTCCTCGTACATTTCTTCGTCTTCTAACGTGTGGTGATTCATTTGTTATCTCCTTTTTTAGAATGTATTCCAAACATGCTATGACAGTTTTGCTAGGTGCTTTTTGGAATTTATACTCTTCTTAGCCCTCCTGCTCACGGTCTGCCTTGGCTTTTTGGAATGTTTCGGTT